ATGAATGCAAGGCTTCGAAAAAGAACTAAAACGACTAAATTTCGATTTTTGTTGTTAAGTTTGTTGTTAAATTGACAACAAAACACTATTTTTGTTGCGTAAATCATGGCAACACTAGTGTTTATTGGTATTTGTAAAAGGTAATGTAATGACAATATATACAAAAAAAGAATTTGCCGTTGCTTGTGGAATTGAAACCAAAAGGTTATCCGTTTATATAAGTCGAAAAAAAGTTATAATACTAAGTGACGATAAAATTGACGGTGAAGACCCTCGAAATAAATTTTTTTTAGAAAAAAACAAAACAAAATCCTTAGCAGGACCGGAAGTAGCGGTTATAAAAAAGGATATTGATAGTCAAAAAGAGGATTATGCATCGTTAGATTTAAAGAAAACGGCAGCTCAAGTTGAAAAACTGGAGCAGGAAGTTCGTTTATTAAGGCTAAAAGAAGAGAAGTTGAAAGGGGTTGTTGTTCCATCTGAGTTAATTAAACCTGTTTTCTTACAACATAACCAGTCAATAATTACTGAAGTTCATAATAATTCTAGGGAATTTACTAGGGTTTTTTCAAAAAAACACTCATTAAATGTAAATGATGTAGCTGAAATGAGTGGTGAATTAATAAAATGGTTTAATTCGGCTATAAACAAAGCGACGATACTTAGCGTTAAATCAATAGACAACATAGTAAATGATTATTCTGAAAAAAGGGGGGTAGGTGAGCGAGAGTAAGTTATATTCAGATCAATTAAAAGCATTGCTTGAAAGCGGGAGCGTTAACATTTCCGACATTAAGCCGTCTGATTGGACTGAGCAAAATATGATCATGCAAAAGCCGTTCCCTGGACCGTTTAAATACAGCAGGACGCCTTACATGCGCGAGATCATTGATTGTCTTTCTCAATCGCATCCGGCCCGAACAGTTGCAATTATGAAAGGGGCTCAAGTTGGTGGCTCTGCCGGTGTAATTTATCCGGGAGTAGGTTGGATAATTAAAAATAATCCGGGCAATACTTTAATAACAGTTGGTGCGCCTGATCTGATTGAAAAGTCAATGGAGAAATTAGATTTAATGATTGATAGTTGTGGGTTGAGGCCATATATAAAACCACAGGTCCAAAGGAATCGCGCAAACAAATCAGGTGATACAAACTTTAAAAAGGAATTTCCGCAAGGATATGTAAGTATTATTAGTGCAAATAACCATAAAGGGTTAAGGCAAATTGACCTTCAAACCGGTTTTTTTGACGATTTTGAGAGTGTTAAAGGGGAAAGTAAAGAATCAGGAAGTACTCGTAAATTATTAGAGCAGCGCTTTGCTGCTTATGCTGATACATGTAAAATATTTTATATATCAACTCCAGAAAGAGAAGAAACTAGTAATATAAAACCAGCATATTTACTTGGCGATCAAAGAAAATTTATGATACCGTGCCCTTGTTGCAATGAGTTTATAGAATTGGTTTGGTCGACGCTGGTTAAGGATACCGATAACAGATCCGCCGGTATAACTTGGGATGTAGATGAAAGCGGTACCGTTGTATCAGAGTCCGTTGGGTACACTTGTCAGGAATGCGGTGGTTTTTTTACCGACAAAAACAAGCATGAGTTGTTAAACAAGGGTTTTTGGAAACCAACGGCTAAGCCTAGTAAACTTGGATATTACAGTTATCATATAAACAGTTTGTATGCACCTTTAGGAATGTACGATTGGGAACATTATGTTAATGACTTTTTAGAAGCCAATCCCTCTAATCAACCTAGAAACGAGGCGCTTTATAAAACATTTGTGAACGTTTGTCTCGGAGAAACTTATGAAGAACCGGGAACCTCTGTTAAGGTAGATCAATTACAATTAAATATAAGATCATATCAAATAGGAACTGTTCCTGAAGCTCAAAGTATTAAAGATGGTAATGGTAAAATAGTGATGCTTACTTGTGCTGCCGATTTAGGTGGTCGAGTTGCTGGAGTTAATTCTGATTATGATGACGTCCGCTTGGATTATGAGGTTATTGCACATAGCGAAACTGGCAGTACTTATAGTATCACTCACGGATCATTAGGTACATTTATTGCAAATCAAAGTTGGAAGAAAAAGGAAAACATAACCAGAGAAATGTTTAGTTATGATGTGTCTAAACCTAATAATGTCTGGAAAAAATTTGAAGAAATACTTAGCGCGAGTTATACTTTAGAGGATGGCACCACGATGAGAATTACTGCAAGCGGAATAGATACTGGTTTCGCTGAGGACCAGGTTTTTAATTATATAGAAAAAAGCAACCATCTTATTTTTGGATTGAAGGGTGACAAGGAAGATAAGTATATTCCAATGCATATAGAGCAAGCTTCTTTTAAGAATAGCGCAAGTCGTCCAAACGAATTATACATGGTGCGCGTTAATAATTTAAAGGACCGGTTGATGGCTCGTATTAATTTTAAGTGGGACAGAAATGCTGAGCCGAAGCAAGAACAACCGCAAGGATTTTTAAATTTCCCTGAACCGAGAGACGGAAAATATGGTTTGGAAAATTATTTTTCTCATTATGCTGCAGAACATCGAGTGGTTGATAAAAAAGGTAATTTCATTTGGGCAAAGAAAACATCTTCGTCTCAGAATCACCATTTGGACGTCAACATCTACAATACAGTAGTTAGAGACATTTATGTCTATAGATTTTTTAAAGAAATGAAGTTAGATGTTAAGTTGGCGAGTTGGCCTCGTTTTGCTGACTTGATATTGAATGGTAAAATTTAAAACTTTCCTCATCAACTATAGATTTTAACCAAACCATGTTGGGGTCAACGAAAGCGCCACTGCCTTCTCTGAATAAACGTAAATAAGTGGTGTGGCATTCTCCACCACACTTTCCAACGCCGTGTTTGATGCCAAGACAAATTGGTTTTTTAGGATCTGGATGAAATACACCATACTTCAACTTAGTGTATAGCCAAACGTCCGTGTAAGGGTCGTTATCTTGCGGCCATTCGAATATTAAATTCGGTTTTATTAAAGTAGACATTGCGCTGCTTCGGTTGAAGTGCTCCATAGTGAAGCGTCCTTGTTGGCGAATGTGATAATAAAAAGTATAATCTGTTCCAAAAATATCCGGCTCACCAGCTTCTTTCCAAGCATTAAGCATTGTTTCTATGTAGTTATTGGTGTACCAGTCATCATTTTCCATAAAAAAAATGACATCAAAGCCCATCTTAGAAAGTTTATCATATCCATAACGGTAACGGACGGTTATATCGCAAGCTTCAGACGTTGCTGGAAAGTTTACTACCTCTACATGGTCCGGTTTAACGGTCTGACTTTCTATTAATCGTAAAGTGTTGGCTAAAAAGTCTGGCCTATCACTCCTGTCCGGAATCAGTACTGCTATTTTCATTGGCGATGGCTTTGTTTATAGTTTCAACATAAAAAGTTATTCCATCCTCTCCATGCATTTTATATTCAGCAAGCAAACACTCTTTATGGTTTATTAAAACCGGTTCCATCCAAATTTCTTTGTATGGTCCTTTTTTATTAGCATCTTTTGGATTGTGCTTTTCGATATGCTCGCGATTCTGTGGCGACATTGTTTCCCATGTGCATTTCTTCACTACGCGCTTCATTTGACGCTTGCCGTTAATTACTTTTGAGCATGGAACCATTCCGGCTGCAATTTCACTGATACGTTTATACACTTCGGTTGTGATCTTGTGTTTCTTAACTTTGTCTTTTACTATTTCCATATTACAGATTAATGTTGAATTGGTTTGGCACTTCGATTAAATATTTATCAGCGTCTTTTACATAGAAACCTGGTCCACAATTTGGATCATAATAACTCTGTAGCATTGTTCCATTTTCGATGTTTGCTTTTGCGCTTGAGTTTCTGCATTTACGTTCAATGTTTTGTCTAACCCAAGAGAAGTGATGCATGTGGACCGGCAAACAGACTACATCGTTGCAATTAATGCTTCTAGTAGGGTCGCAATAAAAAGGATAACCCACGCTGCTGCCAGCAGTAGTGGTGCTTTTGAGTTCGTGAATGAAAGGCACAAAATAGCCATCTTCAGTTTCAAATCTGAGAGTTGGAAACTTAAAGTATGTGAATAGTTTACAGACAGATCCTTGTGCTCCTGATTTAATGTATAAATTTTTTGCCTTAGCAAAGTTTTCATAAATTTCATCGCAATCTAAATTTAAAAAATGTGTACAATTATAATTATAAGCTATTTCTATTCCTATTTGGCGCTTGGTTGTTTCATTTACAAATCCATTTCCAACTGTCGGTACATATTTGTGTAAAACATGAGGAATCCCATAAACAGCTTTTTTTATTTCAGGTAATGGATTGAATTCTTCTCCAAAATTACTGATGTCTTGGTAAACAATTATTATTAAGTCAACGTCTTGCTTTATTGATGCTATTGAGTGTTTCAATAACTCTACACCGTCCCAAACGTTATATATTGCTGCTAATTTCATTAACTTAACTTATAAGTTAACTTTTTAAACTCTTCTAGTGAGATAAACGGAGTAGCTGTTGGTTTTATAAACGAGCAATAAATATTCCATCCATCAATGATATTATGGCATGCGGCGTGCTCACCTAAACTTAGTATTTGGCAACCGAGCGCTATTCCTAATTGGTGATAAAACTCTAATGTATGATAATTAAATCCGTGACAGGGCCAAGATCCTGTTTTTGGATTTTCGGAGTATATAATACCTCCGTTTTTGCATAAGTCGTATTTAGTTTTCCACGCGTTGTAGAAAGCTTCAGTGTCATGCTTGCCATCAACTCCGACATGTTCAGTTGTGCCGGCATCTACTACTAAATCATATTGATCTATTAGGCGCTCGTCTAATTTTGTTTGATCTAATAATGGTTTACTTAAATCCACAGCAATTGCACCGTGCTCGTTGTTAATGTCGATAGAAACATATTTCATCTTCTTTTCGTTCTCATACCACTCTTTAGCGTAAGGAGCTGGTAGTTCCGGTTGATTATACATGTTTTGTGCACCAAAATCTAAAATTGTTTTTGGCGAATGATTAGAGATAATTTCTTCTAATTGATCTACTGTAAATTGTGTATATCCCAAGTTTTCTATTTTTTTAATTGTTAATTAATTTTTGAGTTTCTCTTTGATGTTTTACATTGTGAAGTCTATCGCACCATTCTAAATTAGATACATGGTTATTATGTTTGTTTCTATCTATATGGTTTACTTCTTTGTAATTATTTGGGTTATCTAAAAAATGTTTTGCGACTAGTCTATGTACGTATTCACCAGAATGCTTTAATG